TGAAGGAACTCTGGGCGGTGTCTATTCGATGCTCTCTCAGGAGATGCAGAGGACACGCTTGCAGAGATTGATGCTTCAGATGATCGAAGCAGGGCAACTTCCGCCCTTCGAAAGCGATCTCACAGAAATCCAGATCACAACAGGACTTGAGGCGTTAGGCCGTGAGCAAGACGTGGCCAAAGTCCAAGCAGCTGCACAGATCGTACAGATGCTCACGCCTGAATTGACATTGGATTACGTCAAGATGACTGAGTTGTTGAAGAGAGCCTTCAATGGTCTTGGTCTTCCTGAAGTTGTCCGAAGTGAACCCGAAGCCCAGCAGATTAGACAACAGCGTATGCAAGCCGAACAGCAGCAACAAATGGGTCAAATGATACAACAGGAGGTCGCACCAGAATGAGTGACGTTAGTGCTGAAGAAGCTGCTCCCGCGAAGGGAACACCAGAATACAATGAAGCGATGGTTCAAAAGTTTGACCAAGGCTTCGGTAACGAAGGATCAAACCAACAGTCCTTCGAAGCTCCACCGCCTGAAATCCAACCTATGCCAGAAGGTGGCAGCGATAAGTTTTATAACGCTGAGACGGGTGCATATGATTGGCAAAACCACGCTGTTGAGCTTCAGTACAAGCTCGACCAGAAATCCCCCACCGAAGCAGCTGAAGCCCCAACGGAAGAAGGGACTACGCAAAAGGCTGACTTCGATTGGGATTCCATTACCCAATCAATCAACGAGACCAATTCCATCACCGAAGAGAATTTCAAGAAACTACAAGACTTTGGGATTCCGAAAGAGGTCTTGGATGGTTACGCGGAACTCCTTCAGACAGGCGCGGAATACGCGCAGCAGAGAACCATTCAGTACGCTGGTGGAGAAGAAAACTTAAACGCCATATTTCAGTGGGCGCAGACCAATTTAAATGAACAGGAAATAGAACAGTACAATGGTATTCTCGATAGTCCGAATTGGAGAATGGCTATCGATTCTCTCCGCGTGTCTTCAGGAATTGGCGTGTCGGACGCTCAAGCAAATAGTGAAAATCCTTCCTTGGTTGAAGGATCACCGTTGGCTGACCAGGGTACAGGATTCGCTTCAAAGCAAGAGATGATCACAGCGATGGGTGATCCCAGGTACAAGCACGATCCCGCTTTTCGAAATCAAGTAAGAATGAAGGTTGCAAACAGCAACTTCTGAAGAATCCCTTCGGGGATACAGACCATACCTTTAGCCCTGCTAAGGCAGATAACTAGAGCGAAGGTCACTACCCACCCTAGCAATTTCTTTTTTAGAAAGGATGAATCATGGCACATCAACATGATTTCGCGATGGCGGGTGAGATCGTCCAAGCTGGTAACGCAAATGCGAGCGACTTTCGCATTTCTGTCCAGGCACTAGGCAACAACCAACTGCTCTCAGATGCAGTCAGTCTCTCTAACGCAGATACCGTCTGGTATGCGGCGATAGGTGAGAAGGGCGCATACGAGGTCGGCGTTGGTGTCTACGCTTCAGCTACTACGACTCTGACTCGCTCTAATGGAAATGTCGTTGAATCGAGTAACAGCGATAATGCTGTCTCGTTCTCTGGTCCAGTGAAAGTTCACTGGATTGGCGGAATTGACGATGGAACCGCTGGTACTGCTGCCAATGCTGATAAAGCACGGCAAGCTGCTGCTGGCATAGCATAGGGAGACTGAACAATGGCATACGGCGTACAGTCTACCCCAAGCCGTTTTGGTTATGGCCAATCCGTATCCGATGACCGCAATTTATTTTTGCGCGTTTTCGGAGGTGAGGTTCTTACGGCAATGGTTGAACAGGTTGTAACCATGGATAAACACGTTGTTCGCACAATTGAGTCAGGCAAGTCGGCTCAGTTCCCGAAGACGTGGAAAGCAACCTCAGAATATCACGAAGCTGGTAAAGAGCTTCTGGGTAATGACATCGACACAAGTGAGATCACCATCACGATTGATGGGCTGCTAGTTAGTCACACGGCTATCTACGACCTTGATGAAAAGATGGCTCACTTTGATGTCACCTCAGAGTTCTCAGCGGAGCTTGGTCGTGCATTGGCTCGTGAGTTCGACAGGAATGTTCTACGACAGATCGTTCTTGCCGCTCGCACGGCTGCTGACGGCCCATTCCCAGCTGGCAACGTGATCACTGACGCAGCACTTGTGAACTCAAGCATTGCCGCTACAACGGGTAAGTCATGGATTGACCATATCCGTGAGGCGAACATTGCCTTGTTCAACAAGAACGTCAATCCAGACATGCCGCGCTACATGGTGGTTAACGCTGATGTGTTTGACTCAATCAAATACGCAGTCGATGCCACGCACGGCTACTTGGTCATCAACCGTGATTTCGGTGAGCAAGCTGGTGGCGTTGCTGGTGCGGGTTCAATGATTCAGGTCGATGGTGTCACCATCATCCGCTCGAATCTTATGCCCACAGCCAACGAAACTTCAGACACTTCGGTGTACTCCAAGTATCGCGCTAACTACAGCACGACCACGGGTATCCTCTGGTGTCAGGAAGCAGTTGGCACTTTGAAACTCATGGACCTTGCGATGGAAGTCGAGCGTGATGTTCGTCGTCAGGAAGACTTCATGGTTGCGAAAATGGCCGTTGGCCACGGAACCTTGCGTCCCGAACTGGCCGTCGAATTTAAGACCTCCTAACGGCTTGTTCATCCAAAGGCACCTCCGAGAGAAATCTTGGGGGTGCCTTTTTTTCTCAGTGTTTAAACGGGGAGTTACAAAATGGCGATGAGTAAACTTGAGGCCATCAACCTCATGCTCGACTCTATCGGTGAAGCGCCTGTCTCCTCGCTGGAATCAGGTCTCGCTGATGCAGAGACAGCTGAACGAATTTTCAATCAGGTAGATGCAGATGTCCAATCAGTCGGATGGCACTGCAACCGTGAGCGGGAAAGGAAACTTATCAGAGACGAGAGCAACCAGTTTCCAATACCCAGCACAACGCTCACAGTGGACACCACAAAAAACCACAAGTGGGTCAATGTGACTGTTCGTGGCGCTTACCTGTATGACATCAAGAATCAATCCCTGACGTGGACCTCTACAACCGACAACGATCACGACCATTTATATGTCGATATCGTGCAGCAACAAGAATTTGAAGACCTGCCATATTCTCTCCAGAGATACATTGCTGCTCGTGCAGCCAGAGAGTTCCAAGAGAGCGTCCTGAGTTCTGCAACCCTGGACAGCTTCACGATTCGGAAAGAAGCAGAGATGTACGCTGCTCTTCTTCAGGATGAAGCTGAAAAGGAGGACGCGAATGTTCTGTACGACAACAATTATTCCTACAAGATTTCTCGGCGTCGGAACAACAGATTGTATGGGATGTAGATGGGAAAACTGATCGAACTTCCGATCAAGAGCCTGTTTAATGGCGTCTCCAGACAACCACACAATGTTCGCCTGACCTCGCAAGTCGAGGAAGCTGACAATACGCTGCTGTCAGTGGTGACAGGAGGGTTTGAAAAGCGCCCTTGTTCCCAGCGTGTCCTGACCATGACAGGTCTGGCGTCATCAGGAGAGTATGCGGTTCACACGATTGATCGTGATCCGACTGAGCAATATGTCGTGGTGATTGATAACGCGGGGGTGCTTAAAGTTTATGATGTCGTGAACGATGTCGAGAAAACCGTCAACTCTTATGCGTCTTCACTCCAAACTTACATAAACACGACCAACCCAAGAACCGATCTGGCGTTTGTAACGATTGCGGATTACACGATCATCGTAAATCGTACCAAGACCACTGCGTTAGGTAGTGCAGCTGCGTCAGGGTCAGTGACCTATGTGGACACGTTTGGCGATCTGACAGCTGGAGGAGCATCAGGGGTACATGGTGTAACCAATCTTGAGTCAACATTTGATGATTACTTTGTCACATACAACAGCACCACGGGCGCGTGGGAAGAAACCGTAAAGCCAGGACTTCAGAATAGCTTCGATGCAACGACGATGCCTCATCAGTTGGTTCGTCAGTCCAACGGAACGTGGACACTGAGTCAGGTCACATGGGGTGAACGGACAGTCGGTGATACGACTACGGTTCCAGCGCCAAACTTCATCGGGAAGACGATCAAGGATGCGTTCTTCTTTAGGAATCGGCTTGGCGTCCTCGCTGATGAAAACGTATTCTTCTCCCAAAGTGGAGACTTCTTTAACCTCTGGCCAGACAAGGCCACCTCAGTTCTCGACACTGATCCCATCGATGTCGCTGCAAGTACGACAAAAGTCACCCTCCTCCGATGGGCAATTCCCTTCCGAAAATCACTTTTCCTGAGTGCTGACAGAGCGCAGTTTGAACTTAGCACCGCTGGAACTCTCACGCCCTCATCAGCCACCATCGATCTTGCGACGAACTATTCCACCAGTAACCTTGCGAAACCTGTGGCTCTTGGTGATGAGCTTTATTTTGCGGGAAAATCTGGTGATAACTCAGTCGTCTACGAATATTTCGTGGAAGATGACACCCTCACTAATGTTGCCATCGACGTGACAAAACACGCCGAAGGTTATGTACCAGCTGACATCACAATGATGACAGGTGATCCCACGACTGGGCGGCTCTTTTGTTACACAGATCAAGCCGATGGAACAGACAACGATCAACTCTACGTCTACACGGTATATTTCGATGGAGAGCAAAAGGCGCAGAGTGCCTGGACTCGTTGGGATTTCAACTGCACCGCCATCAAGGGCATGGGGGTCATAGAAGGAAATCTCTATCTCGTCACTGATCGAAATGGGACCATCGTTCTAGAACGGGTTCCTCTAATGGCAGAAGAGGCGAACGCTACTCTCGGTCACGCAGTGATGCTGGATGCCAGGACAAATGTGACAGGAACCTTCGCTTCTGGCACGGGTCTCACCACATGGACGTTACCTTACCCTCATCGATCTGTCGCTCAAGGAATCGTCAGTAGTGGAACTGACGCTGGCAAGAAGCTGTCCCTAACCTACACTGGATCAGGGGCCACAGCTGCCACCATGACAGCCGTGGGCGACTTCTCAGGATCAGCTGTAATCTTTGGACTGCCCTACACCATGCTTGTGGAGTTGAGCCGACAATATGTCCGTGAGCGGGATAACTCTTCAATT